TCTACTCGGACAGTGAGCGGGATTTGGGCAATGCGGGCGGTGGCCAATCCTTTCTGGATCAATACCAATTCTTTGCCGAAGCCCTGACCCGGGTGATGAAGCCGGGCCGCATGATATGCGTTCACTGCACCGATCTGCCGATGCGCAAGGGCAGGGATGGGGCAATCGGTCTGCAAGACTTTTCCGGGGATCTGATCAAGGCACATACTGATGCCGGGATGATCTACCACGGGCGCGCGACGATCTGGAAAGACCCGGTAGTCGAGATGCAGCGCACGAAAGCCTTGGGCCTGCTTTACAAGCAAATCCGCAAAGACAGCACCATGAACCGGGTAGGGATGCCCGACTACATGCTGTTTTTCCGCGCGCCGGGAGATAACCCGGATCGGGTGGAACATTGCGCGCCGGGCGACACGAAAGAGGCGGTGAAGATCGCGCGGGGATGGCTCAAGGAAATGCACCGGCAAGGGCTGGCTTCGCATGTTCCTGAGGATGAAATCCTGTCCGATCTGATCAAGATGGCAGAGTTTGACGTTTACGAATGGCAGAAACTGGCAAGCCCGGTCTGGATGGATATCCAGCAGGGCAACGTCTTGAACCGCATGAAGGCGGCGGGTGATGAGCGGCACGTCTGCCCGCTGCAACTGGACGTGATCGACAGGTGCCTGAGGCTCTACAGCAAGCCGGGCGATGTGGTCATGGACCCGTTCAACGGCATCGGATCAACCGGCTATCAGGCGGTCAAGCAATTCCGGCGCTATCTCGGGTTTGAGTTGAAGCCTGAATATGCGGCGCAGGCAGGCCGCAACTTGGCCGAAGCGGCGGCTTCTGTGGGTGATCTGTTTGCGGCGGTGGCGTGATGCAAACCGTCATCCTTGACAGCCGCTACAACCGCGACAAAGGCCACAGGCTGATTGACGCTGCCCCTGTTGGGGCTGTGCTGACCATCAAGGCACCGGGCCGCAGCTTGGACCAAAATTCGAAACTTTGGTCAATGTTGTCCGACATTTCCCGCGCGATGCCGGGTGGCAGAAAGCACCCGCCCGAGGTCTGGAAGGAACTATTCTGCCACGCTTGCGGTTGGGCGGTGCAATTCGAGATGGGGCTGAACGGCCAGCCCTTCCCAGTCGGCTATCGAACGTCGCGCATGACGAAAGCGCAGATGGCCGACCTGATCACATTCATTGACGCATGGGCGGCTGAGAACGGCGTCCAGATGGAGGCGGCATAAACCTCGCACAGCGCCCGCCATTGGGCCTTAAACAGCCCAAGCCAGAACGCGGCACCGTAAGGGCCAAGGCGCATCTAGAGGCCGTCAAGCGGCTTCCCTGCGTGATCTGTCAGCGCCCCGGCCCGAGCGATGCCCATCACGTCTTTCATGGCCGCTATGGGTCAGGGAAGGCATCCGATTTTGAAACCATCCCGCTTTGCAAAAATCACCATCAGGGCGCGGACGGTATCCACACGAACAAAACCCTTTGGGCTGATCGGTGGGGCTTTGATTTCGAGTTTCTGCCGGTGGTGGCGGACATGCTGGCCGGGGAGTATAATGGGGGAAAATCATGCTTGTAGCCTTTGCGGATCGCCTGTTGCGCCGTTTGGGTATCGCTGGCCGGGGCCGCTCTCCCAAGTCCCAAAGCGCGGCTATCTCTGGGCCTGCGTCGATTGCCGCGATGCAGCCGAAACCCGTTGGAAAGGCGCAACCCAACCTGAAAGCCCGCGCCCTGCGGCTGCACAACAGGAACGACAGGGCAGCTTCGATCTATGAGGCCCGTCATGAGGTATTGGCGCGGGGTGTGAAGTGAGACGCGCCGCCAAGGTTGATCGCAATCAGTCGGAAATCGTCGCAGCCCTTCGTGGTATCGGCGCGACCGTCCAGCCGCTGCACACGGTCGGCAAGGGATGCCCTGATTTGCTGGTAGGTTTTCGGGGCCGGAATTGGCTGATCGAGGTGAAGGATTGGAAACTGCCGCCATCCGAAAAGCGGCTGACCGAGGATCAACAGGAATGGCACGCGGGCTGGAAGGGCCAGGTTGCCAAGGTCGAGGATGTTGGGGCGGCGCTGGCTGTTATCGGCGCAACTGGATTGCCGCTGGCGGGGTGGATTGAATGAGCGAGAAACTCTTGGCCGAATTGCTTTGCAAGGATGATCAGATCATCAAGCTATCGCGGCAAGTGGCCGAATTGCAGGACACTTGCAACAAGCTGCGCAATAAGCTGGCATATGTCAAATCGCGCGAAAAGATCGTTCCCAATCCAGCGATGTTCAAGAGGACTGCCGCCATTGCATCCGCCGTATGCGCCGAACGCGGGATTTCCGATGTTGCCTTGATGGAAAGAACCCAAGCGCGGGAAATCAGCCACGCGCGACAAGAAGTCATGTATCTGGCGTCAATTGCGGGCATTTCTGGCAGACAGATCGCCGCATTTTTCGGGCTGGACAATTCGACGGTTGTCTATGGCATCAGCGCGGAAAAGGCGCGGCGTAATATGCCGTCAAAAGCCTTGCAAATCGCTAATGATGTGCCAGAATTGAAGCGGGGCGAAACGATGTTTCCAGCATCGCCCGCCCCTAACCGAAACCTGATCGTCGAAGGATCAAGGAATGGCTGATGCCAGAAGTATGGCGATTCTGTCGCCAAAAGCAACCCGGAACATTGACCGAACAGGCGGTGCCGCATGAGTGCGACCCCGTATATGCAGTTCTATGTCGGGGACTACATCAAGAAGACGCTGCACCTGACCACGGAACAGCACGGAGCTTACCTGCTCCTGTTGTTCGCACTCTGGAATGGTGACGCCACCCTACCGAATGACCCCGCCAAGCTGGCCCGCATCACTCGCGTTTCGCCAAAAAGATGGCCTGGAGTGTGGTCTGAAATTGCAGGTTTCTTCACCGTAGATGGCGACAAGATCACGCAGGATCGGCTGACAGAAGATCGCCAAAAGGTTCTTCGGTTATCGCAGGAACGGAAGAACTTTGGAAGTCTTGGCGGAAAGGCTAAAGCATTGAAATCTAAAGATGCTGATGTAGCAAAAGCTACGATTTTGCCAGAGCAAAACCCTAGCATATCAGAACCAGAACCATATCAAGATAAAGAAAGAAGAGAAGCTAAAGCTTCTCCAAGAAAGAGAACCCGACTTCCTGAAAATTGGGTTCCTTCTGATCGCAACATATCCGACGCAATCGACCGCAACTTTTCACCGCAGGAAATCGACCATGAAGCAACTGCATTCCGCGATTACCACCTTTCAAAAGGAACAACCTTCGCAGACTGGGATGCCGGTTGGAGAACGTGGCTCAGCAACGCAAGAAAATTTGCGGGTAGCCGAGTGGCTGGGCCAGCGTTCCCCGGCAGAGGTGGACAAGGCAGCAGTCTTGCGAGCATCGCAGCTCGGCGTCAGGCTCTCGGTATCGTTTGATTACAGTTTTCCCCGCGACGAACGGGGCAATTCCTTGCCAACTGTTGCGCGGGTGAAATCCTGCGAAGTCGGCGGAACAGAGGAAGCCCGCGCCGAAGCCCTATCGGCAATTCGCAAACTGGAAGCGCAAGCGGAAACCAGGTCAATCGAGGCATGGCTTGCAGAACTGTCGGTTATCACCGCCCGACGCCAGGACGACGAGTTTTCCGAAGCCTTGCGCCTTGAAGCCTATGCGTCGCGGTTGCGGGCATATCCGGCAGACGTGGCGCGCGAGGCCGTTTTGAACGGCGGATGGAAGTTTTGGCCTTCATGGTCGGAACTCGAAGCCAGGTGCAACACGCTGGCCGCGCCGCGCCGGGCCATGATCCGCGCGCTGGAGTGCGGGACGCCCAGTGAACGCATGGAACAGCGCGAACGTGTCACCGCCGCCCGCGCCGCAGAAATCATCAAAGAAGTTTTCGGAGAGAACGAATGAACGCGATCAACCCAATCATGCCCGCAGGCACAATCGCAGTCGGACCCGGCGTCAAACGCTTCCCCGCCCGCCCGCTGCCTGACTTCGCGCCCTATGCCTGCGACCTTTCACGCCTGACCCCGCAACACGCCATGCGCACCGAATTGACCGTTGCCGCGAAATGGGCGGAACTGGCCAAA